TATACCAGGTCCACCACCACTTGAATATCCAAATGCACCATTTGACATAAGACTTGGAATACCTGTGCCGCCACCAGATGCATTCATAGATCTCATTGTATCTACACCATATTTTGCAACTGCTCCTTTACTCATCACAAACTCACCTGGCGTGAGCATTGCAGGAACCGTATCTTTATTTCCAGATCCAGGGACTTTACCACCCTTGGCCATTTTTACAGGTTCTTCTTCCTTTAAACTTTCTGTTGCTGTTGTTTGTGCTGCTTTGAACTCTGCTTCTTGTTTTTGTTCTGGAGTTTGCTCTTCTTCAGGTGTTTCTTCACTACCATCAACTTCTGTGCCTGTTAATATTCTTGCACCCAACATTCCAACACCACCAGCAACTGCTAATGCTGCTGCTGCCTTTGGATTCCGTGATACAAATCTAAGTAACTTTGGTACAGCAAATTTAATAATTTTAACTGCCCAACCACCAATGGTTCTAATTAAACCACCAAACTTAGTTCCAAATAATAAGTATGCTCCAACAATAGCAGGCCAAAAGTCCTTGAAAAATCTGATAAGGTTATCAATCTTCTCTTTATTTTCTGGATCACCCATCCACTTAAGGATCTTAAATACAACTCTACCTAGTATGACAGTTTTTATAAAATCAAAGATTTGTGTAAACAATCCCTTTACTGGTGCAAGAACTTTTTCAGTTGTTTTTTTCAGACCTTTGAAGATACCGGACTCTAATCCTTTTTCTTTCTTCGCTCTCTTTGTTCTCTCTGTAGTTTGACTATCTTTCTTAGACTGACCTACATCAAACTTATTTTTTTCAATCAGAGTGTCTCGAATAGACGTGACAATCTTTAATATTTCCTCAAGTATACCACCACCTGCAGCGGCCTCAGGAGCGATCTTACTTGGATCAAATTTTGTTATTCCTACTGCTGCTTTCGGTTGCTTTACAAGTGCTCCACCTCTTCCTCCTGGTAATGCTGTTGATTCTTTTGAAACTGTTGCTGATTGTTTTCTCTTTAAAACTTTTTCAACAAAATCTTCAAATCCTATCTTATCGTTTCTTTTTTTAAATCCTTCTTTTCTTTCAGTAGGAGATAATTTTTCACCATCTATGGTTCCTTCAGCAGTAAGTTCATCAACATACTGCTGGTATCTTTCACCTAAAAACTTAGAACCGAATTTACTAGATGGCATTCCTTTGCTTTTGCTTTAATTCCTCTTCCTCAAGATGCTGTTGCAATAATGCAACATAGATGTCTCGTTCCCAAGGCATCAAGTTTTCAATCTCAGTTAATGAATATTTATGATACTGCATCAAGGCAAAATTGAGTTTATAGTAGTTCTCCAGATCCATATGGATCAGGGCTATGCGAAAAAACCCGCTAATCCCTCAATTACAACAGTATTTTCTTTTTTTGTTTTGGGATTTTTTACCTTAATTGAATGAGATAATTTAGGCATAGACTCAAAGAACTTCTCAATTTCTTTGAACTGAGAAGAATTCATCTGTTCTAAGAACTCAACAATTTCTTTCTTGGTGCAATCCTCAGTTGCCCACACCTCATCTTCAGTATAAATTTTATCAATGCATGTCGAGATCAAGTCAAAAGATTGCTCCATTGCATTACCATCTTCAAAGTCAAAATTATTTTTAATAAATTGTTCAAGAGAAGGATACTTCATCTCCATCATGATAGTATCATCTAACTTAATTTTATTGGTGTGCTCCTCATTTTTCTGAACTTTAATATCATCCAAGTTAATTGTAATGGGAACTTGAGTTACTCCATCATCAGGACATGTGACATTAACTTCAATCTCTTCACCAACAGACTTACCACGAATATTCAAAAACAAATATTCAATATCAAAAGTTGGAAGAGTTTCCACTTTGATACCTTTAGTTTGAATACAGTTCTTAATTACATTCTTGATAGCATTTGTGATTTGCTTTGTATCTTCGCTCTCTAAAGCAATCACAAGAACCTTTTCCTCTTTTACAAGGAATGGTCTGTATTGAATTGTATCACCTGTAGATGGCAATTCAAGTTCATATACCGGTGTGGCAATTTTTGGTAAAGGCATAATGTCCTATAGATGGATTTCAGTATTGTTATTTATTGTACTTTTAGAACATAGTAAAGTTTGCTTCCTCTTGAATTAGACGAGCATCTTCTGGAGTAACTCTGTTTATATTTTTTCTAAAGGATGAATCAGAGTTGACAGATGGAGTATATAGATTCGGATCAAAAGATTTACTATTTTGTTTTGCTTGTTCTGGAACTGTAGGTAACGTAGGTAATACCGGTGGCGCATTTTTGGTAGGATTACTTCCGTTACCAAGATAGTATCTAATATAACTCATTGATACTGATACTTTTAATAATGAAGATGACTCATAGGTGAGCGGCATTGAACTAACAGAAAGTGGGAAGGCTCTCACAAAATTATAAGTCAAAGAATTTTGATAGTTTCTTTCAAACTTTGTCACCTTTAATCCTTGATCCATAATATATTCATTTGGATATCTTGCTCTGTAATGATATGATCTCGATGCAATATTTGGTTCTTGTGAATTTAATGGACCTCCGCCCTGAAGACCACCTTGATCTTCGTTCATAATAAATGATATCCATTTCTCAAAGAAACGAATTGACGTGTACTTCTCTGCATCAACATAGAATGTAAGATCAATTCTATCGTCAAACTGTCTTCTATATGCATGTTTTTCAGTCACACCTGTGCGGTCATTATTATTCTCAAGAGTTGCTAATTGAGATCCAGGAAGACTAGCTTCACTGCAGGATAGATTAAAAGACCTTTGGTTAACACCAAGAAGTGATCTCAATGCAGAGGGAAAAGGAATTTCAACATCAAAGTGTGATGTTAAAGCAGGATTTAATAATGATGATTTAATCTCAGCAATTGTTTTAGATTTGCCAATTCTATCGGTGAGTGCCATCTATAAATAGTTTTTACCTTATATATTATGTATGGCAGAAAGTATCAAGAGTAAATACCGACCGTCATATCCCAACAAATATAAAGGTGATTATACAAATATTATATGCCGAAGTAGTTGGGAACGCAAGTTTTGTCGTTGGTGTGATCTAAATGAGAGTATCCTCCAATGGGGGAGTGAAGAGTTTCACATTCCATACGTCTCTCCTGTTGATAATAGAGTTCATAAGTATTTTCCCGATTTCATTATAAAGGTAAAGGAAAGTACCGGTGAAATTAAAACCTATGTCATTGAGGTAAAACCAAAGAAGCAAACAAAACCTCCAACAAAAAGAAAAAAGGTGACTAAATCATACATCTATGAATGTACTACTTGGGAGGTTAATAAAGCAAAGTGGAGAGCTGCTCATGAGTTTTGTGCTGATAGAAAAATTGAATTTAAAATCATTACAGAAGACGAGCTAGGTATCAAATGAACCGCATCGAATCTGTCATTAACGAAATTAAATCTGAGAGTAGCGTTGATGATAGAATGACACTAATCACTTATGCACTAAATGACACGGTAACTCCTATACCTGAAGTAGGTAATATATGTACCTTCTATTATTATGCAAAAACCCCTAATCTTGAATACGATCAACATCCATTGGTTGCTGTAACCGAATTATTCAATTGGGGATTTCGTGGTATAAATTTTCATCACCAAGAGTATAGACAATATACCTGGGAAGAGTTAGGAGGTCAAGTATACATAGTACAACAAGATGAACTTGATGAATTATTATCACTACAATATGGAAAATTTGTCCTAAATAAATAAAAAGTATTTTAATGGCATCTTTCACTCAAGGAACAGCAGAAGAAGTAAAAAGTGGTGCTGCTCAATTCAGACCAGGTGCTATTGTATCTAAGAAAGCTATGACTCCTGTTGGAGTAGAGTACCGTGAGGTGAAACAAAATATTCGTGGTAGCAAAACTAGAACTGTTAAAAAACCAGTTGGCGGAACAAAAATATATCATAGAGCAGTAACTTACGTTACTCAAAATGAAGATGGGACTGTGAGTGGAGCAGAGAGAGTAATTTATATTGAAAAAAATGGTACATATCAACCAGCAGCAATATCAAAGGATGGAGGAAAAACATATTCATTCTCTGATCCAAATTATCCAACAATGGATGGTGTTGCCGGAGTAGGTCTCTCAAATGAATTAAACAATAAAGATGGTGGAATACGTAAAAACCTTGATGCACAAATTAATAATTCATTAGATGATGCAGGAATACCAAAAACTCAAAAGAAAGAAATAATAGATTCAATTAAAAATAATGCAGACCAAAAAGACGAAGAAAAATCAACTGATGATGGTAGTGATGAAAAAAATAAATCAACCGACTCAAGCACACCATCTGAATCTCTAACATCTAAATCTCAAGAGAGAGAAGGAACAAGATCTTCATTTGGAAATCTTGTATACCCATTAGATCTTGGGATTACCGGACAGGATGTTTTAAAATTTTCAATGTTAAAATATGTTCCATCAGATGTTGGTGGAACTAGTGATACATTTTCTGGTATCAATACCAGAACTAGAAATGAAGGATTTAGTAATGGAAGTAGGGACATATTAGGTACAGTAATCTTACCAATACCAGGAGGAATTCAGGATAGTAATAGTGTGAACTGGTCTTCTCAAAATATGAATGCTCTTCAAGCAGAATTGGCAAATCTTGCACTGGCCGGAACTACAGGAGGTGCAGATGGATTTTTTGGGGGGATAAGTGATATTGCAGGTGCAATTCAAAAGAATAACTCAGAACTTGGATCTGCTGCAGCAGCTGCATTTGCTGGCCAGGCATCGGGAGTGGGTGGTCAACTAATAACTAGAACTACTGGTGCAATTGTTAATCCTAATATGGAATTGTTATTCAGTGGACCAGCACTTAGACAATTCTCTTTTAAATTCATGTTAACACCAAGAGAAAAAAGAGAGAGTGAAGAAATTGTAAAAGTTCTAAGATTTTTTAAACAAGGATCTGCAGTTCAAAGAACTAAATCAAATCTATTCCTAAAATCTCCTCATACATTCAAAATACAATATCTACATCGTGGTCCAGGAGATAATAACGACAATCCATTTATGAATAAAGTAAAGGAGTGTGCTTGCACTGGAGTTAATGTTAATTATACTCCACAAAATAACTACTCTACATTCACAGATGGTGCAATGACATCATATGAGTTAACATTAAATTTTAACGAACTTGAACCCATCTTTAATGATGATTATAAAGATGATGGCGATACTACAATAGGTTTCTAAAATGTCAAATTACTTCAGACAACTCCCAGATATTAATTACGTTAGCAGACTTCCTGATGCGAAGATCTCTGATTATATTAAGGTTAAAAATTTATTTAAGAAAGGAGCACTCAGGGAAGACATCTTCCAAAACGTTTCGTTCTTTACCAAATACAAAGTTACTGGCGATAAAAGACCCGACAATGTTGCATTTGATTTCTACCAAGATTCAAAATTAGATTGGTTAGTTCTTACTTGCAATAATGTTATAAACGTATTTACAGAGTGGCCATTACGACAATCAGATTTTGATAGAGCGATGTTGGAAAAATATGACACTTATGATAATCTCTTCAATGGAGTTCATCATTATGAGACAACTGAAGTAAAAGATAGCAATGGTATTGTATTTGTAAAGGCTGGTCTTAAAGTAGATGCAACCTTCTCATTTAAATATGCAGATACAAAGAGTGGAACCTTAGTGGATTTGTCTAACATATCAATTCCAGTTACCAACTATGAATATGAAGTTGAAATAGAAGACGCAAAGAGAAATATATTTTTACTTAAACCACAATACCTTAGTGTTGTTCGTGATGATCTTGAAGAGATGATGGCATACAAAAAAGGTTCCACTCAATATACGAGTGAAACCCTTAAGACTGCTGATAATATTAGAATTTATAACTAATTATTCTTCAGCAAGTTTCTGGAAGTAGGACAGAGCATCATCTTCATCAGAGTCCGCAGACTTGGTGGGAGTGATGTCTGGTGCATTGAAGTCAGCAGCAGGAGGATTACTTGACTCAAAGTTTGGAGTGAAAGATCCACGACCGTCGCTTTCACTTTCCAGTTCCTCATCAAAACGAGGACGGGAAGACTTCTGCCCCAGTACCATCTTCAAGCGTGTTTGTAGTTGCTCATAGGATTTGAATTGGTCTGTTGCAGTCAAGGCAGTCAACGAGTATTCTTTTTTCCAGAGGGCTTCAAGAGCATCGTCATCATCCAAGAGTGGTGCAGTGCGGTCAAATTCTGACGAGTCATAATTCCAATAACCTTGAACCTTCTTAATCTTCAGCTTGAAGTTAGCACCTTGCCAGAAGTCAAAAGGATTGATTGCTTCCTCATCTTCAAACTCAGGTTGCATTGCTTCCATGATCTTATCAAAGATCTTCTTTCCATACTTGAATAGGAAAACTTTACCTTCGTTATGAGGGTTTGTCTTATCCTGCACAACATAGATGTTGCTATAGTAGGAGAGTTTACGCTTCTGCTTACGAACAGTATCCTTATCAGTGTCACTACCACTGTTCCACAGTTCGCGGTTGTATTCACCAAGGGGATCCTTCTGACCAATAGTAGTCAGTGAGTTCTCAATGTACCAACCACCAGGACCTTGGAATGCGTGGGAGTACATCTTTGCCCAAGGAAGTTCTTCTTCGTTAGGGGCAGGGAGGAAACGGATGACTGCATAACCGTTGCCAGTCTTGTCCATTTCAGGTTTCCAGAGACGGTCATCGCCACC